GTGTTGGTGGTTGTATTAGTATTCGTGTCTACCGTCGAATTCGTAGTGACATCCGTGTTCGGATTCGTGGTAGTAGTAGTGGTGACGTCCGTATTCGGATTGGTACTTGTCTCAGTAGTCACTCCTGTGTTGGAGTCGACTGCGGTGTTGGTCGTCACACCAGTGTTCGCGTCGGTCGCTGTAGTGGTCGTCACGCCAGTGTTCGCATCTACGGCGGTGTTAGTCGTTACGCCGGTGTTCGCATCAACGGCGGTGTTAGTCGTTACGCCGGTGTTCGCATCTACGGCGGTATTGGTATTGGTCGTAGCCGCAGTGTTGGTCGTCACGCCGGTGTTCGCATCCACTGCTGCGTTAGTGGTAGTCGCAGCATTTGTCGCGGCAGTAGTAACTGTATTGACATCCGCGCCAGAGTTAACGGCGGCAGTAACGGCAGCGTTGGTCGCAGCGTTGGTGTCAGCGCCAGAGTTAACAGCAGCGGTGACGGCGGCGGTTACAGCAGTGGTGGCGGCAGCGTTGACATCAGCTCCAGTGTTCGCAGCTGTGGTCACGGCGGATGTTACAGCAGCATTGGTCGCGTTGGCCACTGTGCTGTTGGTGTTCGCACCGGTCGCGGCTGCGGTGCTGGCGGCGGTATTCACGGCAGCATTCACCGCTGAATTGGTGGCAGCTGTCACCGCAGTTGATGCGTTCGCACCCGTCGAGGCTGCAGTATTAGCGGCGGCATTTACCGCTGCAGTCACTGCGGCTCCAGTGGTGGCCGTGGTATTTGCCCCAGTGTCGGCTGCGGCTGTGATCACCGATGCCACAGCAGCTCCAGGATTCGCTCCTGACCCGACCGCATTGGTCACGGCAGTGGTAGCTGCAGTGCCCGCATCTCCAGTGGATGAAAGCACAGTCGAGAAGTCGTCCACAGTAGCGGCGTCAGAATCTTCTTCTACCTTTCCGGCACCACCGATAGCTTCGGCTTCTATTCCAGTGTGTGTTCCAGCATTGGCAACCACGTTCCCGGTGGCGGCCCCAGTTCCCGCAGCAGCATCAGCCCCCGTAGCGGCCCCAGCTCCTGCAGCAGCCGTTGTGGACCCTGCAGCTGCCGAATTCGCGTCTCCAATTTGCACTCCAGTGTCGATAGAACCCACAGATCCGGACGTAGTCTTCCCGATCAGATGTCCGATCGCGCCTTGAGTCAGTGCCGAATTAAGATCCAGCTTGCCAGTGGTTAGGTATTGGGTCGCCAGTGCGGTGACGGTCTCTTCTATGTTCTCCGAGACTCCTTCTTTAGTAGAACCCTTAGCTAGCTGCGATGCTATTGACCCGGTCTCAGTGCGGAACAGCGTCTTCACAAGCGCGGCGTCCATTACACCACTGGTGACTAGCGCGATGCCGCCAGCGGAGAGTCCGACTTGAGCCGCCAATGCATCTGCATTTTCTTTGGACATCCCAGCCGCGATCGCCGCTTTATATGCATCGTTATATGCCCCGCCCATGGCTTCGCCCGCGTTCATCGCGGTATCGATTCCGGCAGCAGCGCCGATGCTCATGATTTTCGCAGCTTTAGAAGCGACCCCGATCGGCAGAATCTCTTGCAATCCTTCACGGGTAATCAGATTCACAGCTGCCGCTGGGTTGTCCCATCCAGCTTGGATGCCCGCGATCAGCTTGCCGAACATTCCATCGGCTTTCGACACGGCACTAACAATATTCTGCGTGCCTTGCTTCGATTCCTGTGTCTCGATGCTAGAGCCGAAATTCGATACCGCATTACCGGCTTGGACCAGCATGTTATCCGCGTTCGCGAGCTTCAAGTTAGCAAGTACGCCGCCGATCGCCGCTGTCTGCTCTCCACCGGCCATCGCCAGATTCGAGAGTCCAGTCTGCACTGCTTTACCCAGCGCATCCTGGGCTGCGGTCACAGTGCGCGAGAGTCCAGTGTTAGCGCCCGATCCCGCAGCGTTGACTGTGTTGCCCATCGCATCGGTGCTTTCGCCGCCGAACATGTCGCCCGCGTTGGCCCAATCGACCGCCGCCGCCGAGACTTTGTTCAGATTCGTGGCCGCTGCTACCGCACCGAGCGTATCGGCTGACGTCCACGCAGTGCTGCCACGACCGCCACCGGCAGTAGAGGACAGGGTGAGGTTATCTACCCGAGCCTGGTCCGATGCCGCAGCAAGTGCCGGATCTTCAGCACGAGTCGCGGTCGAGTACGATTTTCCGCCCCACGTGAACGTTTGCCCCGGACCGAGCAGTGCGCGGGCTGCGGAGTAGGCGTCCGCGAATTTCGGGATCGTGGCGATGCTGGCGAGTTGGTCTTGCTTCGCAGAATCGAGAACGTTATTAATCGCAGTCTGGTTCGCAGCGTTGAACGTATCGACCCCATACGTCTTGCCATCATAGGAGAACGAGGTAGCACCGGCGAGTCGAGCCGCATTCGCTGCGTCTTGCTTGGTGTTGTATTCATCGCCCACAAACACTTCGCGACTGCTGGTGATGGCGTTTTGCACCTGCGCATCCGTGCTGATGCCGCGAGTGACGGTATTGGACGCCGCAAGCGCTTCGTCTGGCGTGGCTCCAGCGGCTATGGCGGCTTGGTATGCGGTAAACCCAGAATCCGCACCACCACCGGTTATCGCGTTCGGGTTAGTTATGGTCGTCGATGTATCCTGCGCTGCGGCCGCAAAATCAGCCGTGTTTTGCACTAAAGTAGCGGCTACGTTGGGGTTAGTGATATTGTTGGCTGCTGCGAGCGCTCCATTGAGCCCGCTGGCGGCTGTCAACACTGCGCTAACATTACCACTTCGAACAGCGTTGACGAGGTTAGTCGCTGCGGCAGCTGTTGCAAGGTCTGCGCTTCCAGTCAGTGCACTCGCACCGCTCAGTACGGCTGATAAATTACCGCTTGACGCAGCTGCTATAGTGCGCGCCGCATTTGCTGCATCGGCTACCGAGATCGTGTCGGTTAGCATTGTGGACCCCGCCGCAGCACTTACTGCCGGGTTACTCACCAAAGCAGTGACCAATGCTCCAGCGTTACCGGACGATACTGCTTGCGCCACATTCAGCCCGGTCGCGACATCGGTGTAGCCACCGGCACCCGCAAGCTGGGCGAGACCGCCGATCACGTTACCGCTCTGAATGGCTTGACCTGCGCTGATCACTTGACCCGCAAGCACGCCCTCAGCACCAAGAATACCGCCACTGAGTGCCCCAAGGATGATGGGCTGAAGCGATGTGGCCATGCTCCCAATTTGACCGAAGAAATCGTTCGGTCCCGGAGTTACCCATCTACCGGGCTGAAGTGTAGCGTTACCGTGCGCTATGTCGGCTTTGCTGGGTTGATCTACCCATATCTGTCCCGAAGCACTCGGACCGGCGGCTAGATTCGCAGCTGTTTGCGCGGCTACGGTTTGCTCTTCAATATACGATTGAGGTATTTCATAACCGACCAATATAGATCCATTGCGACCGCTGTACACTGGCACAGCTCCGGGCGTATCTGCAGTTACCCCGTTGGTGCTTACCGCAGGAGTGCCAGCAGTCACGACTGGTGCGCTGGAGGCGATGGTCGATGTGACAGGCGCAACTGACGTATCTGCAGTCGCTACCGGCTGATTCAAATACTTCGATATGTCGACGCCAAAATTGGCCAGTGCCCCCGAGGTGATGTCGGCGTCCGAATAGCCCTGAGCCCTCGACGCTGCGATAGCGCCTTGGATTTGTTCATCTGAAAAATCGGTTGGTTGCATATCAGCTCGTCGATGCGCTCACGGTATTGACCACAGCGGTGGCCCAGTCTTGCCAATGACCGAATGTGTATGGGTCCGGAACCGCATCTTTTGCAAATAGGTCGATGCCACGGAAGCCCGCAGCCCATTCCTGCCATTTGCTCTCGTCGCTTGGGATTTCGAGCTGCTGCGCCGCATAGGCTTCCACCATAAGGCTCGCCCATGCATCCCAAGTCTGATAGCGCGGATCGTAGACCACTGCCATTAGTAGCCCCTCACATCGCCGAATGTGCCATTGATGAGCATCTTGCCGAGCTGATAATTACCGCCGGAGACATTCGAGGTACACCGAATGCGAAGCTGGCGACCCTGCTCGCGCATATCGATCTTGTGTGTGTCCGCAGTGAACGGGTAGGGGTTCGACACGTTGTCATCCGCTTGCGCATATGGACGGCTATAGATATATAGGTTCATCTCGCCCGTCATGATGAAGTCCGGCTCGATGCGTTCGATGTCAAGCCACCGGTTTTCACCGACCATCGCCGGATCCGATGGACCGCCCGAGACCCACCCGAGGTCATTGGTCTCGAAGAAGCTATTGATCGCCAGCGAAAATGTGCCCTTGACCGCATCGGTACCGACCTCGTGCTGCCACAGCGAAGTGAATGTGGTGGTGGTGTTGACCGTTAGAACGAACCCGGATCCAGTGCCGCCGACGTTAGCGGCTAGTACGCTGAGCGTATCGCCGACCGCGTAGTTGACGCCCTGATCCTGGATAGTCACGGATGTGACTTTATTCCCGGACACCACGATAGTGGCAGTCGCCCCAGTGCCCGAGCCGCCCGTAAGCGGCTTGTAAGCGTAGGTACCATTGGTGTACAGTGTGCCCTGATTGGTAATTGTGGTGGTCGCCACGCCACCCACATCGTTAGGAGCCCAGTCTGCAGCGACGGGATAGCGGAACACCTGCGAGAAATACCCAGCCGACCGGCGTGCACCCTCTGCAGTCCCTGCGTCGTACCAGCAATTCTCGCGAATGTTGAATATGATCGCGTCATTGCACTCGGTCGAGTCGCCGCGTGGATAATACCACCACACTTCGCCGAATCGTGGCACCTTGGTGGCCCACACCTTCTGGCGCTGATTATAGTTGAGATTATCGAAGAAATGATTCTGATTGAAGTTGTTTGGTATCTCTTTCGCGACGCCGTTGTACATCATGAATCGATCGGTAGCGACCCAGTAGTACACACCATCGTACTCGATCACACATTGGGAGGACATGATCGAGGTCTGGCTCGTAATGATGTCGTAGCGCCAGTATTGCGTGACCTGAGTCGCTCCGACTGTCACGGTGGTGGGCGCGAAGCTGACGCGAATGAGCGAATCGAGCGACCAGAAAAGTCCCGACGGTGAATTGGAACCTCCGCGCACTGGGAGCGCTTTGACGATCTTGCCAGTTGCTACATTCACCTCGTTGGCCTCAGCCGATACCCAATCTTGCAGGTTCCCGGATGCACAATTCTTGATCAGTCCGTTGTTGCCGTACACGAACACATAAGGGTGCAGAGTTACTACGCCACCCGACACGCTGATGTTATTGTTAAACGTGGCAACCACTGCACCAGCCGGAATAACGTTATTCATAGTGACGGTCGTGCTGACCACCGATACTACCGTCGTGTTGGCCGGAATACCAGTCCCCGTCACCGCTTGCCCCGGACCGATTAGCGGGTTAGCCGCAGCAATAGTGACAGATGTCGTTCCAGCTCCGGTGATTGTGTCCGTGAACGTTCCGATAGCCGAGAACGTGGTGCCGGTAATATTGCCGCCGAGCACTGGGGAATTGACAGTGTTGTCGATGTATGTTAGATTCTGACCGGGGTGCGCCAGCAGCTGGTTGACGCCACTGCCGTACGTATCGGTGAATGTATCGAACTGCCACAGGTTGTTGTCGCTCGATGTGAAATTCGAAAGCGTTAGCTGCGTTACACCGGCACCAGTGCCGTTGTTGTCGACCAACACTTCTTGCAGCCCGTTGTTATAGCCGCTGAAAATCGCGTTGAAGTTATTGACCGGATTGACGAAGATGCCGCGAGAGATGCCCGCGATATTATTAGCGATCTCCCTGTATCCGCCGATCTTGCGCGGACGACCCCTTTGGAACCTCACCCATTGACCGTTAGTATAGAAATTGAAGTCCAGCACTGTACCATCCCGCTGAATGCCGGGCTTGGTATCTAGCGCATAGACTTTTTTCGTCATTAGAACTGGCCCCCGGATATACCCCCGGTGAAGGTCCCGACGCCGTAGACGGTGGTACCGGAAGCATTCACATCGAGCACTAGACTGCCCAGTACCGTAACCCCGAATCTGCCCGCGCCGGGACGATAGATACCGGTATTGGTCTCCAGCGCTAATTGAATCGACGGTGATCCGACGTTGCCATCGATAATTTGTAAGCTCGTCGCGCCCGCTTGGTACGTGTTCGCGTTGAGGAAGTTAGTACCGTCGCAGATCACCGTGGCTTGACCGCCTGCAGGGATCGTAGCATTAGCGCCACCGGAGATCCCGGTGGTCAGAGTGAGCGAGTATCCACCCGCCACCGTCTGGTTACTGACCACATACAGGTTCACCACCGGTGGGTAGGTGACTGTAACGTTACCAGTCAGCGTACCGGTGTACACGTGGATGTTGTTCGAAGCCTCGCTCGCGGTAAGGCTGTAGGCCCCGGAGACGACGGGCTTGGTGAGCACCGTGAACGAGAAGTCGGTGCTGACGCCGTAGCCCACCGTGATGTAGCCCGTGCCGGTGCAGATAATGAACGCCGATTCATTCGGGTTAAAGATTTTGGTGGTCGAGCCATCCAGCAGTTGTCCACCGGTGGTGCTGATCGTCAGAGTCCCGGTGCTTGCGTTTTTCAGCAGCGTGAACCAGTTGTTACCCAGCGTTGCCGCTGTGGGTAGAACCCCAGTGCCCGTACCGCCGGTCCACACCACGGTCTGGGCACGCTGGGATGCCGCGAACGTGGACCCGGAGATCAGGGAGGCGACTGGGTGGCTCTGGTTCAGCGTGAATCCGCTGGCGAGCAGTCCATATCCGGCGAGCGTCGCCGCGTCAGCACCGGAAGTACCGACGCCGAATGCGATAACGCCCCACGTGCCCGCAGTATCCGGATTCGTGGTGATGTAAATGTATTTTGATTCCCCGGGTGCGATCGACACGATAGTGTCCGCGCCCGCGAAGTCTTTGACAGTGAAGCTGTTCGATCCGACGTTGCGAATCAGTGCGTCATTACCGACCGACGATTGATTCGAGGGTGGCATGAACAGCGAGAGCCCAGTACTGGACGCTGTGACCTGCATAATCCGTGCTGCGACATCGCCGGATGTCGTGCCATTGATCGGCCACTCCAGTTGGGTGTCGGCAGTAAGGGTGATCGAGCGGTAACTGACGTCCGTGGGCTGGACTACGTTACCGGAAAACGGGCTATTGTAACTCATGAATCCACCGCTATGGCTTGACGATCAGCGACCCGCAGCTTATCTTCTTCCGTCAATGCGCTCATAATAGCGTCATATTGGGCTTGCCACATCGGAATGCGATCGTCGTTTCTAAGGAATGGCATCGCTTGAAGCAGCGAGCCGTACAGGAGCGCCTGCGGCGCGTAGATTGTGAACCAGTTGGTCTGATTCGTCGAGTCCAGTGGTTGCACCCGCTCGTAGTACAGCACCTCGAAGCTGAACGCTTCCGAGGGCGTCGGAGCGACTAGCCAGTGGGTGTAGTCGTAGTCGCAGTAAAACTCAGGCTCACCGGTCTCGGTCGCGTCCGGCCAGTAATTACGCAGGTATTCGTACTTGCGCACCAGTACCGGCTTGCGTTCACCGGCCACGGTGATATTCATCGACACGGTTTTGTGCCACCGCGCCGGTTTGTCGATCACTGGCTGGTCGGCCACCATCGTACTGGTGTTGACCGTCAGGTTACCCAGGAATTTGATCTTCGTCGCGATCACCTGCTCGGCGAGCATGATGAATAACGGGATCTTGGCAATCGTGGCCGCGTCGGTGCGCTCCAAGTAGCTTTGGATGTTCTCGACCAGCGAATCGTACGTCATTACCGAAGCGGTCGTCATGGATAACCCTCAGATGGTTTGCGGCATTGGGGGGAATTATACCACGACTTTAGCGACGGGTCAATCCGGCGAGGCCACTCGGTCATACGTTCCGCTCGAAGTGCGGACAGTCCACGAGACTGCGGAAGTTGCCTCCCCAGCGATTCTTGGGGTGCAAACCCTCCCAGAACGCGCCGAGGGGGGCGAGGACCGCCTTGTCCCAGATGATCTTGCCGTCCTTGAAGAAATTCAGGTCGATCGCGCAGCGCTTGAGGTGGATCGAGTCCATGGTTTTGGACCGCCCGGTCTTGAAGTAGATCGCCTGCTGCTCGGGGGTCCGTGCTAGCTCACCACCGGTGACCACGAAACCTTGGTCGGTGGCGTACTGGATCAGCTTGCACATATCCAGCAGGAACGCTGCTTGCTCTTGCGATAGGCTCATTTCCCACTCCTCATGTCTGCCAGTTTCTCGATCGTGCGGCCACCGAAATACGCGCCCATGATTAGCATCCCCCAATTGCCCAGCAGGGTGACGTAGGACTGATTGGCGTTGAGCCCGAAGGCCGACATCATGGCGAACAAGAAGTAGGCCGTAAAGATAGCGACCAAGCTCAGGGGCCGGATGTTTTTGGAGAGATACGAATCGGAGCTCATGTCCGCTTTCCAGCGGTCGGAGACGTTGTTGTCCTCGTTCTGGGCCGCTTGGGCGAACACCTTGAGCGTGTCCAGCTCCATACGAGCCTTCTGGATGCCTAGCTCGATCAGCCGTTCCTCGTGGTCGTATTGAAGCTGGCGCAGCTTAGCTACATCCTCCGGGGTTGGTGCGTCGGGGATCTTGACCCCGAAGGTGCTCTCCACCACCTCTTTGCCTTTGGCCTGGATAGCCGAAGACAGGAGCCCCAGCCCGTTTTCAGCTAAAGTCCCGAGCAGGGACGCGACTATAGGAATCATCAATGCTTCTCCAATAACATAGTGAGCCACCACAGGATGAGCCCAAGTACCAAAATTACTATCGCGCCGCCGAGTAACCAGTTGATCAGCTCGTCCATCTCTTTCTTCTTGGCCGCAGCGTGCTGCTCATCCAAGATCTCCTGCTTCTTGCGCTTTTGAATCAGGTCGTTGCGAGTGATGAGGAGCTGCTGCCAGACATCAGCGTGGCCGTTAAGCACCAGCCACTGGTTCAATTCCTTCTCGGCGTCATCCAGCCGCTTGGCTTGCATTACGATCTCGAACGCTTGTGCCGTGTCCGATCCCGCGAATCCGGTCTTAGGCTTGGATGCAGCCCGCTGGACCACATCCTTGGCCTCGAAGAATTTCATCGCCTCGCCCGTGATGGCGTGAATGTCCTTCCCCAGCTTGATCGCTGCCTGTACGCCCTTAACAGCCGCTTGGGCCGTGGCGAAAGCGGTTATCGGGTCGATCATAAGAGCTAGATGCCGAGAACCTTCTTCGCCATCTCTGCGGCAAATCCTGGGCCGAGCAGCACAGCACCGATCGTGATATAAAGCAACACTTCAATATGCTTCATGCGCTTCTTACCACTGTCGAGCGACTCATTGATCCGCTCGTAGCGCTGCGCACATACCGCCTCGTGCACCGAGAATCGGGTCTCTACGGATTCATCGCTCATGACTAATCAAAGCCTCGCAAGGTCTTGGCGAGAGTCTTGCGCTTTGCCATTTTAGACGAATCATTAGACTTCACCACCAGCTTAGCCGCCGGGATTTTCTTATCCGCTGGCACTCCGAGCGCTTTCTTCAGCGCACCGGGCTTGCTAATTGCTTTCTGTATCCACTTGGTCGACATTTGGATTCTCCTGAGGTGCAGTGAAGACGCCATCGGCGTATGTCCATCCGGGCCGAACATCGTCAGTGCAAGCCACCATTTGGTCCACCAAATCAACGTGGAAGCACTGCTCGATGGTGAACCCTTCAATGGGCACACAGATTTCCATTACCATACCTTCGTGAATTCGTGCGTATTTCATGATTAAAACTCCACAACTACCATACCATTTGCTGATGTCGTTAATGAGCCGCTATAGCCGCCACCACCGCCGGGGTACCCTCCGGCGCCTTTTGGTCCACCGCCTCCTCCACCATTGATACCAGCACCGCCACCATTGTTCATTCCAGAACCGCCTCCGCCAACACCAATAAAATCTAAAGAAAAGGCCCCAGTTTGTCCAGATGTGGGTGACGAAACAGGCATCCCTCCATTGGTATTTGAGTTTACTGGCGTCCCGCCTTGGCTCATAAAACCGCTGCCGCCACCATTGCCATTACTTCCAGATGGCCCAGCACCGCCGCCGCCGGACGCTCCGCTAAGACCGACCGTATCTGTAGGACTGCCACCGTTGCCAAACAAATTACCAACTCCACCG